CGGCTGCTGGTCACGAACTCGTAGTCCTCTCCGAGGGGCCGGGCGATTGTCGTGCGGGCCACGTCCGCCGCCTTCGCCCAGTTGGTCACGGAAAGTCCTGTCTCTTCCATAACGCCGCGCAGCCATTCGCGAATCTGTCCAGCGAGGGCGGCGTTCTTGTCCATGGCGCGCATATGCCCCATCACAGGAATTGCGCGCCACGAGCATGAATGCGCTTGTGCGATGAGCATTAATGCTGCAATCTACGCGGCATGTCCAACTTGCTTTCCGATTTCGAACGCGACTGCCGCCAAGCCAACGTCGAGCCGCGCGATGCGCTGGACGCGGGAGGGGTGCATCGGTCGCTCTGGACCAAATGGAAAGAGGGGAAGGTTTCCCCGACGTTGAGGAATTTCGAGGCCGCCATGAGCGGGCTTCAGAAGCTGGCCCAGAAGCCAGCGAAACGGAAACGGGCAGCATGACGCCCGACGCAACCACCACCACACGCACGAAACTCACCCACGAAATCGCGGGACCGGCCACCATGACCGGTTACGGCGAGCCCTGGGGGAGCGAGTTCGCCGACCGCGTTACGCGAACTACGACTCACAACCTTGGCTGTAGCAATCGCCTTTCGCGGGTGTCCTGCCGCTACGATATGCGACGGTTCGTTACGCCATTTTGGGTAGCCCAGAATGAGCGCAAGGCGCGGGACGTTCATTGTCGGAGGGCCGACGTATGAGCGGTCGGGTCGAGACCATAGGCGACGCGACGCTGTACCTCGGGGACTGCCGGGACATCCTTCCGACGCTCGACAAGGTGGACGCGGTCGTGACCGATCCGCCCTATGGCCTCGGAAAGCGCATGCAGGGCGGCACCTGGGGCGCGCAGGACCACAACAGCGGCTTTCTAAAGTGGGACATCGACGCGCCCCACGATGTCGTTGATCGACTTCTGGCGCTGGGCGTCCCGTCGATCATCTGGGGCGGGAATTACTTCCAGGTGCCTCCATCCCGCTGCTGGCTCAACTGGGACAAGGTCAATGCCGTCCCGACGATGGCCGACTTTGAGCAGGCTTGGACGAACCTTGACCGGCCGTCCAAGCGAAAGGCGCTTCCAGTGGGGCGGGTCGAGTTCGGCCACCCTACGCAGAAGCCGCTCCCACTGATGGAGTGGTGCCTGAGCTTCATTCCTGACGCGGTAACGATTCTGGACCCCTTCATGGGCTCCGGCACAACCGGTGTCGCCTGCGCCCAACTTGGCCGGTCCTTCATCGGCATTGAGCGCGAACCTTCGTACTTCGACATCGCCTGCCGAAGGATCGAGGCCGCCTACCGCCAGCCCCGCCTGTTTGACGAGCCGGTGGCTAAGGCCGTCCAGCCGTCCCTGCTGGATGCTGCATCATGAAAAACCTTCAACACATGCTCGGTCAGTTGCGGGACATTTTGCGCCGCACCGAGTTTACCGCGACGCGCATCGGCGCCGCCGGCTGCGCTATTCGCCCGTGGCCCTGCTGGGTCGCCTTCTGCGCCAGCTCGGGAAGCCGGGGATGGCGGTGGAGAGGTGGGCGCTGAGACGCCTCGGCGTCTGGCCTGAGTAGACCGCTACCGGTCCCGGCGGAACCGAGGGGCCAAGAAAAACCCCGCCGTGCAAGGGCGGGGCAGCAAATCAGAAACCGGAGATATTATGACCTCGACTAGCATTTTTGGCAAGAAACTCCAGCCGCCGCCGCCAGTGTTGGTGCGCCGGAACGACGACATGGAACGCCTGGCGGTGTGGCTTGAAGCGGGCCGCCGCGAGCGGTTCACGGTTGAAGCCTCAGTGACGCCGGAGATGGCCGAATACCTGTTGGCCCGCAACACCAGTAACCGCGTGGCCCATCAGCCGACCGTCGAGAATTACGCCGCCTGCATGTGGCGCGGCGAGTGGCGCCTGAACGGCCAAAACATCATCATCGCGGATACCGGCGAGCTGAACGACGGTCAACACCGCCTGTTGGCTGTCATCGAAGCCGACATGCCGGTGATGATGTCGCTGCAATTCGGCGTCAGCCGCGAGAGCCGGGGCACCCTGGATCAGGGCCGCAAGCGCACCCTTGGCGACCATCTGGCGATGGCGGGGCACCCGAACCACAATCACCTTGCCGCCTTGGTGCGTTTGGCCTGGTGCTACGACAACCGCCAATACTCCATGTCGGTCGCGCCGTCTGTTGAGCAGGCGACGGACTACATCGCCCGCCACCCGAGCGTCGTGGATTACATCCGCCCCGGCGTGAAGATCGGGACGGAGTTTTCGACCTCTGGCGCTCAATTCGCCTTCGCGGGATTTGTGTGCAGCCGCGTTTCCAAGCCGCAGGCCGATGAATTGTTGGCCCGTGTGGCGGATGGCCTGGGACTGGTCAGCGCCAACGTCCCGGCGGCTCGGGTTCGGGAGCGCCTTTTGCAGCATGTGAGCGGTAAGACCCCGCTGCGCCGCAACGAGCCCAGCGCCATCTTCATCAAGGCGTTCAACCACCAGTGCGCCGGCAAGCGGATGCGGTCGCTGACTTGGACGCCGGTTGGCCCGCAGGCCGAGTCCTTCCCCATCGCGGGGAGCTAAGCCGATGAAGACCGAATGGATCGCCCTGGACAATATCGAGAGCGCAGCACGCAAGCGCCCGCTTGATGGCGCCCACGTCAAACACCTTGCCGCGTCTATCACTGAGATCGGCCTTCAGACGCCGATCACCGTCATGGCGCGCAAGGACGATGATGGGTGGCGGTACATTCTGGTCGCCGGGGCGCACCGCCTGGAGGCGCTGCGTCTCAATGGGGAGGATGGGGTCGATTGCTTCGTCCTCCCCGACGACCAAGACGCCGCCGACCTGTGGGAGATTGACGAGAACTTCGCCCGCGCAGAGCTGACCGACGCCCAGCGCGCCGACCACCACGTTCGGCGTGAGGCAATCCTTGTTCGGAGGGGAGAGGTTTCGACGCCGGGCAAGGGGGGCAATCGCCAAGTTGGCGATAGCTCATACGCCGCAAAGGCGGCTGACTCTCTCGGGCAATCTAAGCGCGCAGTCGAGAGAGACCTGACGCGTGGCAAGAGGATCGCACCCGAAGTCCTGGCCGAAGTTTCCGGCACCGATCTCGACAAGGGCGTGGTGCTGGACGAACTGGCCCGCGCCCCCCAGGCCGAGCAGCGCGCCAAGCTGGCAGAGATAGCCGAGCGCCGGTCTGCGGTGCGTCCTGCCCCCGACCCCTTGAACGACCCCGAGGCGCACGAGCGCCAGCTATCGGCCCTGATGAGCGCGTGGAACCGCGCCGCCGCCGTCGTGCGGCAGGAGTTCCTGTTGCGGATTGACGAGCCGGTCTTTGACCACACCAGCGCCGGAGCCGCCGCATGACCTTCCTCCGCACCCTCTCCAACTGGCTCACCTCCCGTAAGGCTGAACACCTGGCAGAAGCCCGTAGGATCGCCCTGGAGGCCTATGACGAGGCTGTAAGGCGGAAAGATACCCGTAAGCAGGCGGAACGGTGGCCTGAGGCTTTCCGGGCGACGAATGACGCGCTGCGGGGTGGGCTGTGACCTGTCCCCATTGCGCCAAGATGGCTGCGGAACTCGCTGAGCTTCGGGAGGCCCTAGGGCTTGCCGAGACGAGTGGGGCGGCTTTCGCCCTGCGCGAGGCCCTTGGCCTGAGCCCGACGCTCGCCCGCCTGATCCTTAAATTATACAGCGCGGCAGGCCGTCCCGTCGAGAAGAAAGCCCTGGACGCGGTGTTGTCCGAGAGCGTCGGCCCGAAGTGCCTCAAGGTCCATGTCTGGCGCATCCGGCAAGACCAGGGCGCCGACTTCATCGAGACCGTGACCGGCTACGGCTACCGCCTGTCTTCGTCCGGCATGGTCCTCGTCAATCAAGTCATCAGCGTGAAGGAAGCGGCGTGAGCCTGATCGAAAACACGGAAGTCACCTCCCTCTGGCGCGGAACGATGCAGATCAAGCCGACGCTGGCGGGCATCCTCGCCGCCGTCGCCGCGCGCCACGGCCTGAGCGTTGACGAGATCAAGAGCGAGAGCCGGCTCAAGAAGTACACCCCGGCCCGACAGGAGGCCGCCTACCTCATGCGAGAGGCGGGGCTGTGGTCGTGGATGCAGATCGCCCGCGCCATGGGCCGCGACGATCACTCCACCGCCGTCCACCACGCGAGGAAGTACGCCGATCGCATGGAGGCCGCCCAATGAGCCGGGTTCCCTTCACCGAGGCTGAGACCGAGCGCCTAAAGGCGCTATGGGCTGACGAGGGCCTGTTGATCCCGCAAATCTCCAAGCTGTTGAACCGCCCCGGCTCGAGCCTGAGATCTAAGGCGCGCGGCCTGGGCCTTCCCGACAAGCCCGCCAGCTATCTCGTGGCGTCCAAGACCCGCACCGATAAGAACTGCGCCCTGGTCGAGCGGCTCTATGGCGCCGGCCTGAGCCTGGACACCATTGGCCGGCAGATCGGCGTCAGCCGCAACAGCGTCCGTCGCATGGTGGTGGCGTTGGGCATCAAGCCCCGCGCCATGCCCGCCCAGCCCTTCTCAGCGGTCACCACGACCGGTCCTCGGCCGCCGCCAGCGCCCGCCCGCCTGAAGTTCGATTTCCGCAGCGCACCGATCCGCTTCGACCCCACCCCGCGCGATCAACCGGCCATCGGCGACCGCATCCTCTCCGAGCTGAACAAGCGCCCCCTCTCCACCATGAGCCTGTCGTCAGTCATCGGTGAAAAGGAGGCCATCGTCGGCCAAGCGCTTAGCGCGCTGCGGTACGAGGGCAGGGTGGTCTCTGAGGGCGGCCTGAACATCCGTCAGACGGTGTGGAGCGTGGCCGCGTGAGCATCCAGGCGATCACCTGCGCGATGGCCCTTCGGGGCGTGACGCCCTCTGAGAAGCTGTTGCTGCTGGCGCTCGCCAACTACGCCGACGAGCATATGCGCTGCTACCCGTCGCAGCGCCGCCTTGCGGAAGACACCTGCCTTTCAGATCGCACCATTCGTAGCCTGCTGGCGGGAATGGAGGCCAAGGGCATGGTCTCTCGTCAAGAAAGGGTGAGGGCCGACAAATCCAGATCCACGGACGTGATTACCCTGCATTTCAGCGGCGAAATTCAGGCTGCACAGATTTCCGGGGGTGCGGAAATCATTTCCGGGGGGGTGGGGAAACCACTTCCGGGGGGTGCGGAAATGGTTTCCGGGCTCACTACGTTTGAACCGTCAACTGAACCTAGTGGTTTGGGGTTAGGCGCGAGCGATTGGCCGAAAGACGATTTGGTCGAGGAATTGGTCAAGGCTGCGGAAAGCCCTTGGCTGGATCACCAGAAGTCGGCGGGCCTGATCACCACGGCTGGGATCATCGGTTCTTGGAAAGCCTCTGGCGCTGGCTGGCATCGTGACGTGCTGCCTGTGGTGATCGGCCTTTGCCGAAACCGACGCGAGCCCGTGACGACGTGGCGGTTCTTCACCGCCGCAGTCCTCCGCGCCATCGCCGACAACTCAGCAATTCACACCCCACCGGAACCCAATGTCCGATCTCACCACGACCAACGCCAAACCCCTCGCCAAGACCGCCTCGGACGAATGCTCGCAGGAGCTTTGGAGGCGACTGACTGACAAGGGCGTGGGGTTCTTCCAGGCGGCCGACGAACTCGCGGCAAGCCCCACGATGCGACGTGAGTTGGAGTTGGTGAATGCCCAGCTTCAGCGTCACGCGGCCCCTTGCGGACCCAAGGCGGTCGTTAACCTACTGGTCCCCCTGGTGACGCTGTACGGGGTGTCCGACAAGAGCGAGGGCGAATGGAAAGCCTTCTGGGGCTTCTACGTCGAGGCCCTGCGGGAACTGCCATACGCCGCGCTGAAGGCTGGCGTTGAGGAATACGTGTCCGACGCCAAGAGCGAGTTCTTCCCGAAGCCGGGTCCGCTCAAGGCGATCTGCCTTCGCCACGCTGCGCCGCTGATCACCGCCACCAGCCGGGCGCGCAAGGCGCTTGAAACCGATCCTGTCGCCGCGTCGCGTCGGATCTAGGAAGGAAACGAGATGAGCGACTGGAAACTGACCGAAAACGACGATGGAACCGAAGTCCACCTGTCCTGGTATGCGGGCGGGGGTTCTGAGGGTGGCGAGTGGAGCGGCTTGGGTCTTTTCAAGACCGCCCCCGATGGAACGATCTTGAAGCGCGCCTACGCCGCGACTGGCGATTGGGAGCCGTACGAGATCCAGCCGGTTCCTGCCGCCTAATGGCCTTCGTCACAATCACAGACACCGATGGCGTGGATCATCTGGTTCATACGTCACAGATTGGTTCCCGATACCCGGCTCCGGCGGCTGACGCTTGGCGCGAGGTGTGGGCGAAGTTCAAGGACCGTCCCGACGCGGACACCACAGGTCCCTCAGCCGTTCCGGGAGGCCCCCTAAACCCCGCCCCCAAGGACAACCCCAATGACCAATGACCTGAAGACGAAGATAGCCGAGGCGCTTGTCAACCGCCGCCGAGAGCTGCTGGCACGCTCAGGAGGACCGATCCTCATCGAGCCCGTTGAGCTCGCCCAAGCCGCCCTCCAAGCCATCCATGATGCTGGCTTCGGCCTGGCCGATCTCCGAACCCACGCTGTTGTGCCCCGTGAGCCGACAGAGGCGATGTGGACGGCCGGATACGACGTCTGGGCCTTCGGCGAAGCGCCGCTGGAACGCGCGAAGACCGGAGCCCCAAGCCGCCAGCGAAACCGCACCGAGAGCGCTCGGTTCGCCCTGCCGCCCCGCGATCCCGTGCGTCTGGAGCGAGATCCATGGGAGGCCCTGAAAGGGTTCGAGTGCGCGCCTGCGCCAGAGCCTATCGCGCCAACCCCCGCCCAGCCCAGCCTTTGGGCTTGGTTCCTCTCGCTGATGAAGGGCGCCCACAAGTGACGAGATGGATTCACGGCATCTCCAAGGAAATGCTCCGAGCCGCGTTCTGCGAATATTTTGGCGTGAGCGTGGAGCATTCCGATATCCTGATCCTCCTCTACGAGAGGCCCGACGAGCGCGTCACCACCCGCAAGATGCAGGCCCTCCTCAACTCCCACCGCCCACCCAACCGCCAAGCCGTCTATGAGCGCGTCAGGGTCCTGCGCGAGATCATGGGAACCGAGAGCCTCGATAGCGGCGGACAGCTTGACGACACCGGATACGCCCTCACCGAGGCCGGCTTCGATGAATGCCGCCAAGCCCTTAGGGTGATGGCCACCGCCCTCCTGAGCCACGGCCCCGAGATCAACGCCCCTGGACAGTCAGAGGAGCTGATCGGCCCCGAAGCGCAAGCGCTCCTGACATCTCCCGATGCGCCAAGCCCACCACTGAGAAGCCGCCTTCTCGTGGGAAACTGAGACCTAGCATGACCCATCAAGAATACCTCGAAACCTTCCACGAGATCACGGTCAAGGTTCTCGCTGAAATCTCCCTGGCCTTGGCTAAGGGGGAGATTGACTACGGCCAGCAAGTCCTGACCGCGCTACGCGCCCGCCAAGACGCTCTGTGGGACCAGCGCAAGGCGACGGCGGTCATGGAGGTGGGCAATGGGTGAAGTCAAGCGTTCCGTGGGCAGGCCCACCAAGTACGATCCCGCCATGTGCGAGAAGGTCGTTGAGTGCGGACGCGAGGGGATGAGTAAGGCTGAGATCGCCGCCGAGCTTGACGTCACCCGTGACACCATGAACGAGTGGACGAAATTACACCCGTCATTTTTAGACGCAGTTCATCGTGCGCAGGACCTGAGCCTTGCCTGGTGGGAGAAGCAGTCCCGAACTGGACTGGACAAGGGCTCGGCCTTCAACGCCCCGCTCTGGGGCAAGGCGATGAGCGGACGGTTCCCGGCTGAGCCCTACAGGGACCGGGCCGAGGTCACGGGAGCCAACGGCGGCCCGATCCAGACCAACGAGCTTTCGGACAAGATGACCGGGCTCACCCGCTATCGCCGGAACAAGCTGCGTGAGGCGCTTAAGGCCGTGATCGCCGAAGATGAATCATGAGGCCCTTGCCGACCTGATCGCAGCAAACCCCAAGGCCGCCTGGCGCGCGCTGAACTGCGCCGACGCCAAGGAGAGCCTCCACGATTTCTGTGGCATGATCGAAATCCCCGGCGCCCCTGTGGGACCTGAGGACGATGAGGGCGCGGACGCCGACTTCCGGCCCATCGAGACCCCCCAGGCCGCCCACCATAAGCTGCTGATCGACAAGCTGGAGGCGGTGGAGCGGGGGGACATCAAGCGCCTGATGGCGTTCATGCCGCCAGGTAGCGCGAAATCGACCTACGCCTCCGTTGTGTTCCCGGCGTGGTTCATGGGCCGGAAGAAGCGCCGGAACATCATCGTCGCGACCTACGCCAGCGACCTGGGTCGCAAGATCGGCCGGCGGATGCGCTCGATAGTCAAGCAGCCGGTCTATCGAGAGATCATGGGAACCGGCCTGGCCGATGACCAAAAGGCCGCCGACGAGTGGGCGCTGGACAACGGTAACGAGTTCATGTCGGGCGGCATCCTCTCGGGGATTACCGGCAACCGCGCCGATGGCTTGTTGGTGGACGACCCGGTGAAGGGCCGCCAAGACGCCGACAGCGAGACGATCCAGAAACGCACCAAAGAGGAATTTGACGATAGCCTGAAGACCCGCCTTAAGCCGGGAGGGTGGATCATCCTCATCCAGACCCGTTGGAGCGAAAGAGACCTTGCCGGACAGATCCTTCCCGAAAGCTGGGATGGTGAAAGCGGGCCGATCCTATGTCGCGATGGGTTGGTGTGGGAGGTTCTGTCAATCCCGGCCCAGGCTGAGCAGAACGACCCGCTGGGCCGTGAGCCGGGTGAGATGCTTTGGTCTGAGTGGTTCGATGCCGCCCACTGGGAGAACTACCGAGGCAACCCCCGCACATGGTCGGCGCTCTATCAGCAGCGCCCGGCCCCGGCGGACGGCACCTTCTATCAGCGCGAATGGTTCCGTCGCTACCGGATGGGCGATGAACCCCGGCATCTTCGGAAGTACATCACAAGCGACCACGCCCCGACCGATGGCGAGGACTCTGACCCGAACGTGGCGCGTGTGTGGGGCGTGGACGACAAAAACGACGTATGGCTCCTGGACGGCTTCAACCACGTCGCCAAGATGGACAAGACCGCCGAGCGGATCATCGGGCTGATCAAGAAGCACGAGCCCTTCGCGTGGTTCCCGGAGGACGACAACAACTTCAAGTCCGCCGCGCCGTTCATCATGCAGCAGATGAGGGCCAATGGCGTTCGGACCCGCATCGAGCCCATGAGCCCGCACGGTGGCGACAAGGCGTCCAAGGCGCAGTCGTTCCAGGGCATGGCGGCCATGGGCATGGTGTGGATACCGGAAGGCCCCGAGGGCGACGCGGTAATCGAAGAACATATCCGGTTCCCCGCCGGCAAGCATGACGAGGAGGTCGATTGCAGCGCCATCATGGGCCGCGCCATCGCCATGGCTCACCCCGCCATCGTCCCGCCAGAACCGCCCAAGCCCGGAGAGCTGAGGGGGATCGGACAGATGACGTTCAACGAGGCCATGGAGGCGCTGTTGCAGCCGAAGGTGGATAGGGTGTGACCTGAGCGCGATCCACTGAGAAACACCCGAGACCCCGTATTCTGCTGGAATGTCGGATAAAGACTATTCCCAGCTCACGTCGGCGACTGTCGTAAGCGACACCGACCTCTTCACGCTCTATCCGACCGGCGGCCCGCTGAAGAAGATGACGTGGGCGACCCTCAAGGCCGCCATCATCGCGTCGCTGACAGGCACCTATCTCACGATCTCCAACAACCTGTCGGATCTGGCGTCAGCCTCCAGCGCGCGGGCGAACCTGGGGCTCGGCTCCATCGCCACCCTGGCCTCGTCGGCGTTCTTCCAGGTCGCGAACAACCTCTCCGAGGTCGCCAACGCCGCTACAGCGAGAACCAACATCGGCGCGGCGGCTGCGGACGCCCCGACGATCACCAGCGGGATGACGCTCAGTGGGTCCGTCAAGGGAAACCCCTCAGCCCTTGCCGCTCTCGCTATAGACGTCAGCGTGGGCGAGTGGTTCACCAAGTCCATCAGCGCCGACTCGACCTTCACCACGACCGGCTGGACGTCAAGCAAGGCGCAGGGGTTCATGCTGAAGCTGACCACCAGCTCCGGAGCGGTCCCGACCTGGCCTGCGGCGGTGAAGTGGACTGGCGGAACCGCCCCAACCCTCGGCAACGGCGTTCACCTGATCGGCTTCGTCAGCGACGATGGCGGAACGACCATCTATGGCGCCGTCTTCGGGGTCCAGATGGCATGATGCGCCGTCTGATGATGGGCTCGATTGACGCGAGCTATCGTCCCGAGAGCCTGGCGCTATTCGCGCGCCTCACCACTCCGCCGACTGTCTTGCGTAAGGTGGCGATCAACACGCTCATCTCGGCGCTGGTGGCCGGTGGCGTGTGGGATGACCTGGACGTCCTCTACGTCTTCGCGGCGGCCAACACCCAGGCCGCGCAACTGAATTGGAAGAGCACAAGCTACGCGGCGGAAAACCAGGGGGCCACCTTCACCGCCGACCGTGGTTACGCCGGGGATGGCGTCTCAACCTACATCACCACGAGCTATTCGCCCGGAAACGGGCAGTTCGCGCAGGATGACCACACGTTCGGTCGGTGGGTGCGGACGATTGGCGTGTCGGGCGGGGCTGGACTTGGCACGGTCGGCGCGGCTGTCAGGTTTCGGATCACGGGGGTGGATTCCTCCAATGTCGAGACCTACGACGGAGCGATCACGGGCGCGAAGACCTGGGCTTACAGCTCCGCGCAGGACGTCCTCGTCACGCGGTCGGGCTCGACCGCCTACGACGTCTACCGCAACGGATCATCCCTCGGGACGGAGACCATCGCCTCCGAGGCGCTGACGGGCGCCGGTCAATTCTTCCTGCTCGCCGAGCGTAACGCCAGCGGTTCCCCCGTCAGCTTCTCCGATAGCCAGATCAGCGCGGCCTACTTCGGAAAGTCCCTCACCAGCGGAAAGGCGGCGATCCTGTCCGCCGCTCTCGCCGCTTACATGACAGCCGTAGGAGCCTGACCATGGAGCGGTCGCAATACCTCGCCCAAGCCCTGCAATCCATGGGGCAGGCCCCGTCGATGCAGATGCAGACCCCCGACCTCGCCGCGATGCAGCAGACCATGGACGCCCGCAAGGCGTTTGAGGCCGCCAATCCAGGCCAGAGCTACATGGCTCACGGCCTTCAGCAGATGGGCCAGAACGTCATGGCCGCGCCTAGGAACATGATGGCCGCGCCCGGCAACGTGATGTCGGGGATGAGCGATCTGGCTCAGCGCCTCGGGATCAAATAGCGCCTCACTGAGTAAGGCCCGACCTCCCCCATTATGTGACCATGGCGCGAGAGACTTTCGTTTTCCGGAACGGTCAGGTGATCGAAAAGCACCTGGCCGAACCCCTGCATGAAAGCCGCGACGCCGGGTTCTACATCCAGTCCGACACCATGGACCCGATCCGTTCGATGGCGGATCGCCGGATGTACGACTCCAAGAGCCGCTACCGCGCCGATCTGAAGGCGCGCGGAATGATCGAAGTCGGGAATTCCAAGGTCGAGAGCCGGCCCACCCCGCTTTCATCGCCCCGCGAGGCTCTGCGTCAAGCCTACAACCAACTTCGAGGCTGATTGGGGAAGCCGTGAGCGAGAGCATTAGCGTCAGAGACAGCCTACAGGCGGCCTTCGCGGGCGTTAGCGGCGATGAGGCCCCGGAAGTGGTGATCGAGCCCGTTGCGGCTCCTGAGGCCGCCGTGGAGCCTATCCAGGCCGAAGCGGCCCCCAACGACAACGAGGCGGACAAGACCCCCGGCGCGCGTGAACGCGACGAATCGGGCCGGTTCGCTCCCAAGGCCGAGGCCCAAGCGGCTGAAGCCCAACCTATTACCGAGCATCCGGTGGATGAGGAACCTCAAACCGAGGCGATCCGAATTCCCCCGTCCTTGCCCGCAGCCGTAAAGGCGCAATGGTCGGAACTTAAGCCGGAGGTCCAAACGGCCTTCGTCAAGCTTGAGGACTCCGTCCAGACCGCCAAGGCCGAGTGGGGCAAGAAGGGTGAGCGGCTAAACCGCTACGAGGAGATCATCGGTCCCCATCGGGACAAATGGGCCGTCTCCGGCTTGGATGAGTTCTCGGGTATCCAGACGCTGCTCGCAGCTCAGGCTATCCTGGACCGCAACCCGGTGGACGGCATTGTCCAGATCGCCCGCTCCTATGGCTATTCCCCGCAGCAGCTTGTGCAGCATGTCGGGCAGATGATCGGCCAGCCGGCACCCCAGGGCGCGCAATACGCGCAGGCCCAGGAAGCGCCGGATCTGAACGCCGCCCTGACCCAACACCTCGCGCCTGTCTTGCAGCGGTTCCAGACCCTGGAACAACAGTGGGCTCAGCAATCGCAAAGCGCTGAAGCCGCCCAAATCGCATCCGCGCAAGCCGAGATCGCCGAATTCGCGAGCAAGCCGGAAAACCGCTACTTCGAGAACGTGAAAACCGAAGTCGCGGCGTTCCTGCAAACCGGACAGGCCAAAACCCTGTCCGAAGCTTACGACCGCGCCGTCTGGGCCAACCCGGAAATCCGCGCCATCCTGCAAAAGCAGGCAAGCGTAGAAGCCGCGAAGAAGGCGTCCGACGAAGCCGCGCGCACCAAGTCCACTCAGGCGAAAGCCGCATCCGGGTCTGTCACCGGAGCCCCCGCACCCGGCGCGCAAGCGCCACGCCCTGGCTCCTCCGGAAACCTCCGGTCAGACCTTTTGAACGCCGCGCAGGAGCATGGCGCCCAGGTCTGATCGGCTAATGCCCCATCCGGGGCTAGGAGCTGACAGATGGCCTTTCCCGGCCTTTCAGACAT